CTGGCGATAATACCAGTTGAACTGGTATTATCGCCAGTACCAAAGAGGACTTGATCCAAATGATTTGAATTGGGCTTCATTCCGTATGCCTTCTTGGATCAATAACTTTATATTCCCCGGAGGACGGCAAGACTCCGAGATCTTGGATATGGAAAAGGACATGTCCGAGCCTAGGTTCAAACAAGAAGTTGGAGCTGATTTCTCTGAGTTTGTCGGTCGTGTATTTGCGGACTTTGATGAGGAAGTTCATGTCCGCGATTTGGAATACATGCCTCGTTATCCAATCTATGCGTGCTGCGACTATGGTTGGACTAACCCATTCGTATGGTTGCTCGTTCAAGTTGATGTCTGGGACAACGTATATGTATTGGCCGAATACAGGGCTACGAATAAGGACATTAACGATATTGGAGCTGATCTTGCCGAGTCTCCAATTAACCATAAGTTGAAGACATTCTATCCAGATCCGGCGGAGCCTGGCGATACTGCTGTATTGGAAAAGAAACTGAAGGTAAGGGCTAGCCTCGCTGCCGGTGACAAGAAGACAAGCACGGGCGGTGAGCTTAAGTGGAGGCTAGAGCTTATCAGGCAAGCGCTGAGGCTACTGCCAGAGCACGCTCCATACGAAGAGCAGCAACCTCGCCTCCTCATTGACCGCAGTTGCACGGGTTTGATTAGGGAGATGAACGACTATCGTTTCCCAGATACTAAAGAGGAACAGGATAAAGAGAATCCTGAGAAGCCATTGGATAAAGACGATCATGGTCCAGAGGCACTCGGTCGATTCTTCCGTGGTTACTATGGTGCTCCTGCGGATGCACGAAGTTCGGCTCGACAGAAGACAGCGAGACATAAGGCATGAATGATAAGGAAGCAGCTAAAGAAGCTCTGAACAATGCGATAGATTCTTTGATTAATTTAGAAGGTGGATTTAAGGAAGGTGAGTATTTAGGAGATTGGGCTCTTATTGCTTATCTTCCTAATGTAGAGAAGACTAACACTTCCAGTTACTTTTCAATCTTTAGTCTAGAGGATTGCCCGAATCATATAGGTGTTGGATTGTTCACAGAAGCTGTTCGCCATTGTAATTCTCAAGAAGAAGAACCAGAGGACGACTAATGACTGATACAAGCATGAGCATTTATTCAACTGCTCAACCATTTGTCAAAACGAAGCCTCCTTGGATCCGAGATACACAGGAACAGCTTCGCATTGGCGCATATGCCCTATACGAGTCTATCTACAATAACAATACGAAGACATTCTCGTTGATTGGCGAGGACGAGAGAACCATTTACATTCCTTCTGGCCGTGTCATTGTAGAAACGATGAATAGGTATGTAGCTCCCGGTCTTCAAGTAGTTCCAGATCCTGCATATGGGAGCGATCAGGAGAAGCTCCTTGCTACGCAAGTATGGACAGATTTCGCAAGGCGGGAAAGGTTCTATAGTCGATTCAATAGTAACAAGCGCTATGGAATCATGCGTGGAGATTGGGCATTCCATTTGTATGCAGATCCATTGCGTACTGAGACCACTCGTATTAGTTGTTTCGGTATTGATCCTGCTAGCCTATTCCCCATCTACAATCCGGAAAATATTGACGAGATCATTGGTTGGCATATTGTAGATAACTACTTGAACGATCAAGGTGACTCAGTTATTCGCCGTACCACATATAGGAAAACTACAGGTAAGGGCGGACCATCTCCGATCACTGTTGAGGATGGTTTATATGATCCGGAGGAATGGGGCGGACCGGATATGAAGGAAGAAGATGTCAAACTTCTCCAAGTTATCATGCCAGTTACTACTCTTCCCGAGCCGATTGATCATTTACCTGTCTACCATATTCCTAATCGTGATATGCCTGGACAGATTTGGGGCAAGAGCGAAATGCAAGGGCTTGAAGTTGTTATGCGAGCTATCAGTCAAGGAGCGAGTGATGAAGATCTCACACTTGCTATGGATGGTTTAGGAGTATGGGTTACCGATAGTGGTACACCAGTTAACGACGAAGGTGAAGAAGAAGAATGGAATATGGGGCCAGGTCGTGTAGTGGAGATTCAAACTGGACGTACCTTCAACCGTGCTAATGCGAACAATTCAGTTACTCCATATCAGGATCATTTGGGATATCTGCACGATCAAATTGATGAAGCTGAAGGGTTTAGTGCGATATCAAAAGGAAAGGTTGATGTTGGAGTTGCCGAATCTGGCGTAGCTCTTGCATTGGAATTGAGCTCGATCCTTTCAAGTAGCGGAGAGAAGGATCAGCTAGTTACAGATGCACTTACGAATCTGCTATTTGATTTACCTAAATGGTATATCGCATATGAGGGAACTGCATTCCGTTCCCTTATGGATGTTACTCGTTGGATTCCTACGTATGGAGACAAAATTCCCAGAAACAAAGCACAAGAGATTACCGATTTAACAGCACTAACTGGAGCAAAGATCATCAGTAAATCTTATGCACGGCAACGGCTTCGCACTTTGGGATACACAGATATGCCAGAGGAATCTGTTATCGCTGCTGAGATTGAAGGTGAAGCAATGCTTGATCAAGATGCATTCGGTGCTCGAGTTGATGGTGAAGTTAATCAGGAACTTGAGAGTGGAGCTACAGGTGATCAGATTGAAGGAACTGAGTGAGGAACGCATTCTCTCATGGGCCAATGTTGCCGCTAAATTGAAGTATGCAAAGGATCAACATTCAGGACTTACATTGAATCATAAGGAAGTCATGGCTTTGATCGAAATGCTTCAAATACTAAATGGAAGTGTTAAGGATTTGAAGGATGAGCAAGGCAAGTCAAGCTCTAAGTAGAACATTTGGATTAGTAGTTCCAAATAGAATTACCGAGGGCATCACCCATCGTCAACTCGCAGTGCTACTGCGAGAAGCTGCAAGCGAAGCTGAATCAATTGCTTTGTTCTATACCGACGGCATTAACTCAATGAGCCAGCAAATTAGAGGGATGCAGTTCCGTCAAGTGACAGGTGGACTAAGGGGAGTTAGCACAGAACTGTGGAACGGTACTGGTCGCATCATTAAGGCTGGCGAGTATACGATGGCGGATATAGCTGCAGAGCAGTCATTGGATCTGAGCTTATTGAGCGGATTACCTCAGAATGCTGTTGATCAATTAGTTCCATATTTGCATTATGAAGCTGCACAAGCTGTAGATGATATTATCAGTCATAGAACAAATGGATTTACGCTTGCTGATCGTATTTATGCAAATGGAAGGGTGAGCACGAAACAAGTTGGTCGTATAGTAGATAAGGCTCTTGCTCAACAGTTATCTGCAAAGGAATTAGCTAAACAAGTAAGGGGATTCTATCATCCCGATGTTCCTGGCGGCTCGAGCTACGCTGCTATGCGATTAGCACGTACAGAGATCAATAATGCTCATCACCATACCACGATGAGATTGAGTCAGAATATGCCGTGGGTTACAGGGTTCAAGTGGAACTTAAGTAGCTCCCATCCTAAGCCAGATGAATGTGATGTATTGGCTGGACGTGGAATGTTCAAAAAAGATGATCCTCCTAGTCGTCCGCATCCACAATGTCTTTGCTATGTGACTCATATGTACGTTGATGATGAAGAGTTTGCATCTAATATCGTAAATGGGAAATATGACAAATATATGGAGGATAGAGGAGTTACTTGTTGAAGATTTGCAAGGATTGCAAGCATGAAAACAAATATCACGTTATTTGGTTGGGTTGCTTATATCCATATTGTGAATGCGAGGAAATGAAGAATGAGTTTAGGTTCTTGTCTCGTTTCTCACGACGAGCCCGTTAGGAAAACTATTACTTCAGTTAAGCGGGAAGTTCCTTCAATTGTGAATACTGCTATTAACTCTATTGATAATGTGGATAATGTTATTCGTAAGTTTCAGCAGACTAACAAAAGACCAGCTAGAACGGTTTAATTGCAATTGCCGGGAATGCCTGGCATACTCTGCCTAGCTCAGTTGCGCTGAGTTATGAAAGGAAAGCTAGTGCTGAATAAAGTCAGCGACGACGTAGTCTTTAATCCTTGGGATTTCACGCAAGCGTGGGACAGGACTGTTACCTATCGAGCTTATGCTGATGGTGATGATAAGGATGAAGAGGACGACGATAAAGACGGTACTGGCGAAGATGATAAGGATGGTGAAGGTTCCAGCGGAACTGGTACGGATAAGTCTCAGGGAGACGAAACCCGTGATCCGGAAGCGAAAGCAAAGAGCCAAAGGGAAGCCAAATATCGCACTGAGCGCAACCAATTCAAAAAGGATTTGGAAGCTGCTAATCAGCGATTGAAGGAACTTGACGATAAAGACAAGACTGAACTTGAGCTTGCTAAGACGGCCGAGGCCGAAGCGACCAAAAGAGCCGATAAGGCTGAGGCCGCTCTTAGTGTTGCGAATAGGAAGCTTGCTTTTATGACTAGCGGCAGCGCCGATATGGTCAAGGATTCCGAAGTAGCTCTAAACTTGTTGAAGCTAGACGATCTGGAACCTGATGATGAAGGAGAGTACGACAAAAAGGAGATACTTAGTCGTACTGAAGAGCTTTTGAAGGTGAAGCCATATCTTAAGGCTGAAGATGCTTCCGGTGAAGATGGCGAGGGACAGTCCTCGTCGGGTCGTCCTGCCAACGGAAAGAAGAAGGTTGGCAAGGAAGAATCGATGGATGCATTGAAGAAGAAATTCCCTGCTCTCCAAAGCAGGTAATCAGCCTGAAAGGAAAAATTAATGCCCGCTCGCTACGATAAGTACGAGCCGAAGGTTGGCGGATTCCGTGCTGCGCTTGCTGCAGATATGGTGAAGACCGTCGCAAATCCCCTCGGTGTCGGCTTGAATTCGAGCGGTCGTGTCGTGGTCGGTGCTGGTGTAACTGGCATCGTCGGTGTGATCGTTACTACTAAGGACATGAAGCTCGGCGATATCGTCGATGTCATGACTAGTGGTGAATGCACCGACCTTGGATCGCTAGCTGCTGGAACGGTCTATACAGCCAACACGACCACTGGAATTCTTTCATCTGGCGCTGCGTCCGCCACGCAGACTCCGATCGGATTTACGGTTGAGGCTACTCGTCTCATCGTTCGTCGATCGGCAAACCCGTTCATTGGGACGTGATCAATATGCACAAGAAGCTCGATATTGTCACTGGTTCTCAATTGTTCGATTACCAGAGCAAGTTCGGAGATATGTTCCGTGCTGCTGCTCGAGGATATAACACCGAAGGTGATGTCCTCACACAGACCCTAGACGGTAGGCCACTTAACGAAGTTTGGCAGGAATTCCAGCAAGCTATTCTAGCTTGGAATCTAGGCCGAACGACTCTCGTTGATGCGCTTACTTACCAGGTTAATAACCCTGTTGAAGATGTTCCTCAAATCTTCATGGAGGACTTCGAAGAGGCAAGCGAATTCGGCGAGCCGAAGGGTATTGCTGGAGAGAACTTCTTCTCAATGGGTTACGATTTCAAGTGGTACGACATTGCAGTCCGATACACTTGGAAGTATCTCGCAGAAGCGTCTGCTGCTCAGGTTGAGAATCGTCATAATCAGGTGTTGGAATCGGACAACCGATTGGTATTCAACAAGGTTATGAAGGCCATCTTCAATAACGTTAACCGTGTTGCCACTATTCGTGGACAGAACTTCAACGTGTATGCGCTATATAACAACGATGGCACGATTCCTCCTCCGTATGCGAACAATACCTTCCTCGGTACCGAGAATCACTATTTGGTTAGTGGCTCCGTTACTGTTGATGGTGGTGATCTCATTGACATGGATACGAAGCTCGCATTGAAGGGATATGGGCGACTTCAAGGAGCCACTAATATCCTTCTTGTCAACAGGCAAGAAATGGCGATCATTCGGACGTTCCGTGTTGCTACTGGTTCACCATTTGATTTCATTGCGGCTGCTGGAGGCGCTCCTTGGCTTCTTCCTGCAGTCACTGGTGGAGTTGTGTTCCCGCAAGGATCAACGATTCCAAGTGAATTCCGTGGGCTTCCTGTTGCAGGTGCATTCGGTCCGTGGTTGATCATCGAGAACGACTACATTCCTGCGAACTATATGTTGGGATTCTCAACTGGTGGTTCGCAGAACCCGAACAATGTGGTCGGCATTCGTGAGCATCAGCAACCATCACTCCGTGGTCTGATGTTGGTGAAGGGACGTGATTCGGATTATCCGTTGATCGATAGCTTCTACAACCGTGGATTCGGTACCGGCATCCGCCATCGTGGTGCAGCAGTTGTGATGCAATTGAAGGCGCCTGGCGCTTACGATATCCCGGCAGCTTACGTCTAAGATTGATAGTGCTCTCCGGTTTGCTTCGGGGTCGGGCCGGAGAGCACTTCCAATAGGAAAGGAAATTTAAATGAGCCTTAAGTTGGACTTGAGCGATCTTAGTAAGCTGAGCGAAGATGAACTTCGTTATGCGTTGGATCGCTATCTGATCACTGGCGAGCAATACGCAGAGAATTCGGATGAAGCTCCTTCATTGGAGGATGTTGCACCTGGAGAATTTGATCCTGACGGAAAGAAGGTTCCTCAGGTTGTCAAGTATCTGGAAGGTGCCAGTGATGAAGAATTCGCTCGGGTGATTGCTGCAGAGCGAGCCGGTCAAGGTCGTAAGACCATCCTAGATATGGCTGAATGATGGCGAGCGCCAGCGATGTTGAAATCGTAAGAAATTACACAAACGAATTGGATAATACTGATCCGTTTACTAATGACGTCCTGTCAACTCTTATTGATTCGCTCGGCATCGCTGGCGCTTCTGCAGATGTTTGGAGACAGAAGGCTGCTCGACTTAGTGCTGCTGTTGATGTTACTGAAGCTGGCGCATCGCATAAGCTCAGTGATATGCATAAGACTGCTCTTTCATTTGTGAAATATTGGGAGGTTCGAGCCGGCGAAGTGGTGCCTACTCCAGAAGGAGTAGGAACTAAGGTTAAGAGGATTGTGAGAACGTAATGCTTGCATCCAAGATTCATAGGGATTTAACGGAATGGTTTATTAAGGAAAATCCTACTTCTGTTACGTTCAAAAGAAGTCCTCGAGTTCCGACGGGAACAGGTGGATGGACGAATGGTACTCCGGTCAACATTGGTCCATATACAGTTAGATTGGTTGGCATCAATTCGGGTACTCAGGAGAGAACTCAAGCTGATGGATCTATTGTTTCCCTTTCTGAAATGCTTATTGCGGATATGAGTGTTTCACTTGTTAAGGGAGACCAATTCACTATTGACGGAATTGTGAAGGAGATCCTTTCCGTCAATAGGAATCCTTCGTGGAGGGTAGAAGCGGAAGTATTCAGCCATGTCTAACAATACGAACCAAACCATTCGCATTACTTGGAAGGATGATTTGACTCCAAACATGGCTGTATTCGGTCCGGCATTGTTGAAGGCTATTAATACAGTGATGTTTGCGAATGCACCTAGGGTCCAAAGTTACGCTAGGCATAACGCTCCTTGGACAGACAGGACTGGCAATGCGAGGAATGGTCTATTTGCGAAATCACGTAAGTCTGGAAGTACCTACGCCATAGATCTCTATCACACAGTTCCTTATGGAATATGGCTTGAAGTTCGTTGGTCCGGCCGCTATCAAATTATTCGGCCTACTATCGATATTGAAGGTACTCGGATTATGAGTCAAATCAAGGGGATCATTGCAACACTTGGAGCAGTCGCATGAATTGGCGCAAATGGCTTTACGAAACCATAACTGAGACTCCGGAAATCGTCGCTGTAGTTCCGCCTGCGAGCGTGTTTGCTGCTGGATCTTTGGATGGTCCTATCGTAAGTAGACCATATATCGTCATTCGTTTAGTTGAAAATATCCCTCAATTAAATGATGGCGGAGTCGTCGTTGCCTATCATGACGTCGGTCAAATATGGGTATACGACGAGCCAGGTAGTTACGATCGTATTGATGCGATCCTTACTGTGGTTGAGGATCATCTTTCAGGACCAGTAGCAAGGGGAGATGATACTGAAGGGTTAGTTTGCGTTAATTGGAATGGTAGAAGTCCAGAGTTTCCAGATGATGAAATGAAGGCTATTACTCGTTTTGGTCAAGTCACTCTAGTGGGAGTGAAGGCAGCATGAAGATCCAATGGAATGGAAGCGCTGATGCTCGAATCATTACGAGCAATGAGATAGCGGAAGCTATTGGAATTGAGCATGAGACTGTTATTGCTACCAGAGAAAATCGCGTCGTTGAGGTAAGTAAACAGCTTGCTGATCGATTATTGATCGATGGGGAATGGACCATCCTTGTCGAAGAGCCTCCGGAAAAAGAGGCAGCGCCGATCAAACGAGCGGCGAAAAGGTCAAGAGCGAAGGACAAATGACGATGGAACTTCGCTGTAACTCAAGGATATTGCATGGAATAGTTGTCAATGGAACAGTTGAATTCTCGTGTAAATCCAAGCGCTGCGGCAAAGAGCCGGGAGTAGTTGTCATTCATTCTTTCAATACCAAAACAGGCGAGCTAGTTTCGACGAAGCTCTACAGAGAACCAGAGGAGACAGCGGATGCCGATTGCATCACACGCTCTGCCGTACGGTCTGCGTGACGTCAAACTCACTCGGCTGAGCGATGACGGTACGACTACAGTAGGTGGAGGGCAAGACCTTCCCAATTCACAGAAGTTTACCTTCAGTGAAACAGAAGAATTCCAAGAACTTCGAGGCGACGATAAGGTCGTTGCAATTCGTGGTGGCGGACCAGTAATCGAGTGGGACTTGACTGCTGGCGGAATTAGTTTGGAAGCTTATGTCATTATGGCTGGAGGCACGCTTGTTACGAGTGGTGTCAGTCCCAACGTCAAGAAGACATACACGAAGAAGACCACGGATTCAAGACCGTATTTCAAAGCCGAAGGTCAGTCTATTAATGATAATGGCGGAGACTTCCACTCCGTTGTTTATCGTTGTAAGGCGGATGGCTCGCTCGAAGGATCACAGGAGGATCAAACCTTCTGGCTAACGAGCGCCAGTGGCAAGGGATTCGGTTCTAATGAAGCCATTCACTTGGACAAGGTGTACGAATTCATCCATAACGAAACTGCCGTGAACATCATTGCAGTTACAAATGAAGTCCAGATTGTCGTGATTGATGCTACCGGTGGCACATTCACTCTGGACTTCCAGGGACAGATCACTTCAGCAATTGCGTATAACGCTACTGCTGCAACGATCCAAACTGCTCTGGAAGCTCTGTCAAACGTGCTTCCTGGAGATGTTATGGTGACTCGAGTTACGGTTGCTGATCCTATTAGCGTTACGTTCATGGGCTTGTTCGCCGGTGTTAACGTGACGCAGATGGTTGCTAACGACACGGCACTCACTGGCGCATCGTCTAGCGCTGCCGTATACACTGCTGTTCAGGGCGGCTGATAGTTCCCAATAACCAATACCATGGAGTCCAAAGGAGACCTAAAATGGTAACTAAAAAGAAAATCAGCACTGCTGCTGAATTCAAAAAGAACCTTTATACCGAGCTAACACTTCCGTCAGGGAATGTTTGCTTAGCTAGACGTCCAGGACTAGATACGTTTCTGAAGAACAAGCAAGTTCCCAACGCACTCCTCCCCTTTATTACGCAGGCGATGCAAGCTGCTAAAGGAGGAAAACGAGAAGGAAATCCTGTTAATCTGAATGATTTAGCTGACCTGGATACTCTGGCTGAGATTTCCTCGTTTAATGATATCGTTCTTTGTGCAACGGTTTTTCAACCTAAAGTCTATTTACCTCCTGAGGATGGTGATGACAGGGATGAAACGAAACTGTATGCGGATGAAGTGGATGAGCTTGATAGGCAATTCGTGTTTCAGTGGGCAGTAGGAGGCTCTGCAGATCTAGAGAAATTTCGTAAAGAACTTGCCAGCATGTTATCAACTATGGTGCCGGGCGAAGAGGTGGGCAACTCGTCCTAGTGAATTGCTGAATATCGAGAACACATATGAAGCATATTGCTTGGATGAGGCAGTTGATACATGGGGATTATTTGTTCATAATGAAGTAAATGGATTGAAGCGAACAAGGAAGGAGAGTGATGAGCATTATGGTAATCGTCAACATCGCACTCTTCTTACTATCCTCGGCATGGAGGATCAAATCCAATATAGGGCTCCTGGGTAATTTCAATGGCTGACTACAATCTCGGTACAGCTAAAGGAACTATTGAGATTGATAGTTCTGGAGTTGCTACTGGTGTAGCTTCAGCGAATGCTAGCCTTGGAGCGCTTGACACTCAGTCTGGAAAGACAGGTCGAGGGTTAACTGTACTCGGCGCTGGAATGGTTACTGTCGGCGCACTTGCACTAGGCGGATTCGGCGTTGCTGTTAAGGCTGCTGCTGACTTTGAGAAATCAATGTCGGGTGTTGAAGCTGTTAGTGGTGCCACTAAGAAGGAAATGGAGCAACTTCGTAGGAAGGCTCTTCAACTCGGTAAAGATACTTCCTTTAGTGCTGGTGAATCTGCACTGGCAATGGAAGAGCTTGTTAAGGCTGGACTAAGTGTTGAGGACGTTCTCAATGGTGCGGCTGATGCAACCGTAGCTTTAGCTGCTGCCGGTGAAATAGATCTGCCGACTGCTGCTGCTATTGCTGCGAATGCGATGAATCAATTCGGGCTGTCTGCTCAGGAGATGCCTAGAGTTGCCGATCTAATTGCTGGCGCTGCTAATGCTTCTGCAATTGATGTCCATGATTTTGGTATGTCTCTGGCTCAGGCTGGAGCTACCGCAAATTTAATTGGACTTAGCTTTGATGATCTCGCACTCGCTATTACTGCGATGGGCAATGCGGGAATTAAGGGAAGCGATGCTGGTACTTCGCTGAAGACTTTTATGACTGGTCTTCAGCCAGTCACGCAAAGACAAATAGATCTATTCAGAGATCTTGGATTAACGCAAGATTCATTAGTAACTTCATCTAACACTATGGGAAACGCCTTCTTCACAAATGAAGGCGGAATCAAATCTATGTCGGAAATTTCCGGCACTCTAGCTACTGCGCTTGCGGGAATGAGCGATGCTCAGAAGACAGCTACTCTTGAAGCGCTATTTGGATCTGACGCTATTCGTGCTGCTGCTATTATTGCGGAAACTGGAGCGGAAGGGTTTGATACATTAGCTGAATCCATGGGGAAGGTTACTGCCGCAGAAGTAGCTGAAACCCGCATGGATAATCTCGCAGGTGCCGTTGAAAGATTGAAGGGATCTGCTGAGACTCTCCTTATTCTAATTGGCACACCTTTCCTAGATATGCTTGCAGGTTGGGCTGATAAAGCTGCTGAGTTGATCAATCGTATATCAGAGCTAGATGAGAAATACCTTAAGTGGATAGGCACTGGTTTGGCAGTAGGTGGAATGCTTCTACTTATCTCTGGATCAATGTTAATGATGATTAGGTTGCTAGGTCCACTAACTCAAGGAGTTATGCTCGTTACAGGAGCTATCAAGCTCCTAACTGCTGCTCTATTGTTGAATCCGTATGTGTTGCTCGCTGCTGCTATTGCCGCTATTGGATTCGCTATTTACAAGTTCTACACGAGCAATGAGGGATTCCGTAAGTTTGTTGACAATATCATCGATGCTGTTATCACCTTCGGTAAGGCGATGCAGCGCTGGTTTATGGAAGTTGCGCTGCCAGCACTACAGGATTTCTGGTCAGGTGTTCAACCTATCCTTGCTGCTATTGGTAGCTTCTTCACTGATACTATTCTTCCTGCTATACAAGCCTTTGTTGACTTTATTACTAACGATCTTGTACCGGGAATTACAGCTGGATTTACTGCTGTCAGAGATGCGATCCAGCCAACTATCACATGGCTTGAAGAGAACGTATTCGCAACATTGTTCGAGGTTGGAAACGCATTCTTCGTTGCCATCCTTCGTATCATTGATGGTATTCAAATTCTTTCAGGGATCATTTCACAGGTATTCGGTCCTGTGTTTGAAGGCGCTTGGAATGCTATTCAGATCGTTGTAGAGACAGCACTTGAGGTTATTTCTACAATCATCTCTACATTCATTGACGTTGTTTCTACAGCATGGTCTCTATTTGGTGACAATATTGTAGATGCGTTTACAATCGCATGGAACTTGATTAAGGGCATTGTTGAAACAGTACTAGGATTCATTCGTGGTATTGCTCAGGTGTTTACTGGTCTCTTCACAGGAGATATGGATAAGTTCCTGGAAGGTATTCGCACTCTCTGGGATACACAATGGAATGCCGTTAAACTTATTTTTGAAACAGTATGGAACACTATCAAGCTTATTGTTGAGACCTTTATTGATCAGATTAATTTGATCATCCAAGGTGGCCTAGACATCATTCGTGGAGTTATAGATGGCGCTCTTTCACTAATTCAAGGTGCGTGGGATCTCGCCTGGAATGCAGTGAAGACAGTTCTAGAAACGATATGGAACCAGCTCGAGGCAATCGTCTCTGTTCCTTTGGGAGCCATTCAAACCACTATTCAGACAGCGATTGACACCATCAGTAATATCTGGGGAGGATTGTGGGCGGGAGTTCAGTTCGTTGTTCAATGGGCAATGGGAGTCGTTACTTCTGTAATTGAAACATTCAAGGGATGGGTCGGTGGAGCATTTGACGCAATAAAGTCGGCAATCACTAATCCTATAAATGGCATTTCTGGAGTCATCGGTGCTATCACTTCTGCAGTAAATGGAGCTATTGGAGCAATTAAGAGCCTGATCGATTGGGTTAAGAAAATCCCATCCCCTGCCTCCATCGCAGACAGGTTCACCCCGTGGGAAGGTCTTGTTCCAGGTGCCACTGGCGGAATCTTCTTCCGTCCTACTGGAATGCTGATTGCCGAAGCTGGAGCAGAAGCTCTTATTCCACTGACAGATCAGGCTCGAGCTTTGTCGCTTCTGAGACAATCTGGATTGGATGCGCTCGTTATGAATAATGCAATGGGAGGCGGAGGATCTACCTCAAGTGTTAACTCTCAAACTAATGTCACTCATGGTCCTGGTATTCTTGTTCAGGAAATGAATGTGTTCGACGGAGTTGATCTTGACATGCTTATGATGCAAGCGGAAGCTCAGCTAATTGGTAGGTCATTATGAAAATGGAGATGTACTTTCAGAGTTGCTGCGGAGAAGAAGATCCGTATTATATGGATAATCTATATCTTACTCATGCTAATGGATTTGTTCCTCAATCTTTGAATTTAGGTCACCCTGAAGTTAGAGACAATTCTCAAAAGCGTGCTAATCAAAGCGGGACATTTGATTTCACTCAACATCATGGAGCTTCTGCTGTTCAAATTACCGTTGCACTTGCACCGGAGCTAATGGAAACTCCGTTAACAGAGACGGCTCTTCTGGATAAACTCAAAAGATGGACTAATCCATACTCTAGAAGTTATTTGATTTATAGAGAGCAAGGGGAAGTTGATTGGAGGAAAATTCTTATAAGGAATGCAAACTCCAATAGAAATATTTCCCTTGTCAGAAGTGAATTCGGTAATGTCTCTCTGACGTTCAGAGCACCTAAAGGAATAAGCGAAAGTTACGAAGAAGTCACAGTTCCGCTTAGCTTCAATGGACTTGAATCTGGTCGTACTTATGACTTGACATTTGATCGTACTTATCCTGCCTCCAATATTATTGGACTAAGGGAAGTCATAAACTTAGGTTCAACAGAAGCTTATCCTCGTTTGAGAATCTATGGGCCATGCTCTGGGTTTAGATGCGAGAATGTGACGACGGGAAAGACTCTTTGGTTCAAGGATGCATTCACACTATTAGCGAACGAGTATTTGGTAATTGACTTTGAAGAGGGAACTGTTTATATGAACGGTGATCCAACTAATCAGAGATATAGTGAGCTTAAGATAACCGAGGCTGATTACGATTGGTGGAAATTGGTTTGCGGAGTTAATATGGTCCGAGCAGTTGCGACCACCTTCACGTCTCCGCAGGCTCATATGGATCTCTCCTACAATCATTCTTACATTTAAGGAAACGAAATGACACAGGAAAATCCAATTTGGTTGCAAGGATCACCATATTCTGCAAGGCTTGATCGGCAGTTTATTGATGCCTTGTTTACTGAAGGTGTGTTAAGTGGAATGGCTGTCACTCAACGGGGTGCTGGCGCTAACATGAGCGTTGATATTGGTATTGGTCGAACTGTGATTAAGGGAGATGATCAGGCTAATCAAGGTGCCTATATCTGTCAATGCACTGCTCTCGAGAACTTGCCTGGATTTACTGCTGCTCCAGCTGGAGGTAACGAGAGATTTGATGTTGTTTACCAAAGAGTGAATGATCCGAACGCCGGCGGACCAGGTGGAAACAATAGCGTCTTTGGAATTGTTACTGGAGTTGCTGCTGCTATTGGAACTGCTGCTATTCCTGCCACTCCAACTAGCGCTATTCCCCTTGCACGAGTTAGATTTATTGCTGGCGATGGTTCTATTATTACGTCAATGATCACGAGCATGAGAATCCCTGTTGTCGCATATGGTGGAGATCCTATTGGATCCATTCTGGAGTTCAGTGGCCCAACTGCTTCTCTGGATCTTAGATACATTATTGCTGATGGTAGGGCTATTAGCAGAACGACATATGCAGCTTATTTCGCATTGGTTGCAACTCAATATGGAGTTGGAGACGGTACGACTACGTTTAACGTTCCAGATAGAAGAGGACGAATTGGAGTTTGCTGCGACAATATGGGAGGCTCTGCTGCTAACCGAATTGCTGCTGCCAATGCTCTCGGTATCGTAGGCGGAGCAGCTACGAAAACACTAGCAGTATCTGAGATCCCGGCTCATGCTCACACCGTTAACTCGCATAGTCATGGAGGAAATACTTCTACCGAGTCTACATTCCATAGTCATGCTGGTGTTGACCACTTACATGATATGAGCCATAATCATCCTTCTTCTTCTACTCATAATGCCGGTACTCACGCTCACTGGCTTAGAGGACTTGGAGAAGGAAGCATTGCTGGCGGTCTAGGAGAAGGTAACGTTGCTGACATTACTAATACTCCATTCGCTCCTGCATTTAATACGAATACACAACCCGATCACGCTCACTGGTTTGATGTTCAATGGCACATTGGAGCTACTGGAGCAGCTGATAGATCGTTGCAGACAGGTACTCAATCTGTTCTTCATACGCATCCAATTCCTGCTGAATCTCCTGGGACGAATAACATTGGCGGAGGATCTTCATTTGATATTACGCAACCATGGATCGCAATGAACTTTGCAGTTAGAGTCCTCTAAATGAGATGGAGTATTGTCGCTCAAACTTGGGACGATTCGACGGATCAATTTGAAGTTCGAGCGGCAACTTCTAGATCGTTTGTCCAACGGCTCCTCACCCCGTCCACTGCGCAGTTGACAATAAATGGGCTTCACCAACAGGCTGCATTGATTGAAGAGCTTGTTACTGATATTATCATTAGATGTGATAATGTTGATTTTCTTAGACTCCGTTGTGGGAATACTCAGGATTCTATTAGCGAAACTGTTCACTCTGTGGCTTATCAGTTTGCAGATTACCGTGCTGTATTGAATAGAAGATTGATAGATGCATTCCTAATGCAAGCTGCTCAAGAACAAGCTACGACAGCTATCAATATGATCAATACTGAGGAAGCTCAGACAAATGGTGACTATGGAATCGTTGCTGCTTCTGGGAATGCTACCGGTCAGTTGAAACAGCAAACTCAACAAATTGGAGATCCTGTTGCTAAGAAGATTGATGAATTGGGAAGAAGCTCTCCTAGTTTTGATTGGGACATTCTTCCCAACTTTGAATTCAAGGTTTGGTATCCTCAAAGAGGAATTGTAAATGGAGAGATATTAGAGTGGGGAAAGACTGTCTCAAGTCTAACTAGAACAAGGACGTCTGGAGATTATGCTAATGCAATTATTGTCACTGGTGGAGCGGGTACTGTACCTGAGTATAGAACTTCCGCTGGAATTGCTACTGATCCTAAGGGGCGTTGGGAGAAAGCATATAATTTCCCTGACATAACTATCCAAGCGACTTTAGCTTCTCATGCTGACGAGCTTATACTGGAAAGTACCAGACCAGATGGCTCTTATAATGTCATATTGAAACCAGGATTTTGGCAAGGTCCCTCGCATATTGGCATGGGTGACACGGTAGAGTTTAGGCTTAACAGCGGTCGCATAAATGAAATCTTAGAGATGAGAGTCTATGAGATTGGTGTTGCTATTAATGATGATGGAGGAGATCAAGTGAGATTAATCTTGGTTATGGTGTGAATATGGGAAATTCTATGTCTTCTAATCCAGGACCAGGAGTTGATGCTCAAGGTCGCTCAATGCCTGATCCAACAGAGAATGTCAAATCTCTCAACGAAGCGTCCATAAAATCCCTCAAAGAATTGGCAGCGCTTCGAGCGAAATATGAGCAACGACTCGAAATGCAGAGAGAAAGATTCAATGACCGCTTAACTAGACAGAGAATCCGTTTCGAGAAGGAACTCCGCGAAGCTGATAAAGAACTTCGTAAAGCTGAATCGGAGCGTCTAAACTCCATTCGTGCTGTAGATATCGCTGCCGTTCAACGATCAACACAAGAAGCTTCAGAGAGAGCTAATACTCTTGCGACTCAAGTAGCAACTGCTGCCGATGTTGTGCGAACTACACTGGCAGCAGGATTGGATCCAATTAGAAATGACATTGCAGATCTAAGGAGATCACAATCTGAGGCATTAGGTCAGAAAACTCAAGTTGTAGATCAAAGAGGATCTAATACATTAATCATAGGAGGCATTACTGTAGCTATCGCTATAGTTGTAGCCTTGATGATGGCAATTACCATCTATTTGTCGCAGCAATCTAGAAATGAAGTTCCTCCTGATGCATATTCAAATGAAGTTCAGCTAGAGCATGATCTTTATTTGGAAAAGATTTAAGGGAAACCCTTGCAAGTAGACTCTGCGATCATTAGTTCGATAATAGCTTTAATCGCTGCTACGATTGGCACTGCTGCTATGCTTTGGGTTACGAGAAGGGCGTCTAAGGATAAGGTTACAAAGGATGAATTGA